CTATAGCATTGGCCGTGTACGCTTTGATTAAGATTGCGTGGACACGGATTGATAGTAAATTTGCCAAAAAAGAAGAGAAGGAAGGGATGTTAACATCCAAGTCGGTTATGACGATCTTTGATTTGATGGCAGTTGCTGTGTTTGTTCCTTTAGGGTTTGCACATGGAACTAGTATTGCCTTTAGTATTTATGGCTATATAAATGTTGTTTTGGGAATGGTTAAAAGACTCTGTAGTGGGTTTTGGCTATTTGAAAATCTTTATATAGGTAAAGAAGGTAAGAAGGATTCTGTGCCAGTAGAGTTTGTTTCTGCTGTAAGGGAGGTTACTAAGGAGCTTGGTGATCGTCTTGATTGTGTTAAGCACTGCCCTAAGTGTAATAGTCCATGTCCTATTGATTCACTTGTGTGTGATGATTGTAAGGGACGGGATACATGTTTTTATAATGAGGAGGAAAAATATCCTGAACAAAAGGAGGCCTTGATTAGATGTAAAACGTGTAAAAGTCGGGTGGATCACAAAAACTCTAAGTGTCGTTGTCATGCAGAGATGAAGGGTGATAATGTTACTATTGAGATGTGTTGTGACAATTGTGATTGTGATTGTGGAATGGAGATTGATCCTAAAGCCTGTGTAGGTGATTATTTAGGAGCTTCATGTGTAGAGAAACCACAACCAGGTAGTTCTAGGTGTGCGTTATGTAATATGCGCATCAAATTACAGAAGACACCATGTGTATTTCCAAATTGTGAAATTATGCATGATCATCCGCATGTTGACCTTAGGGGTCGAAAACGAGTGTATAAAGCAAAGGTCATTAAAACCAGTGTTCCAGTTAGTAATGGAGCAGCGCATAAGGCGTTAGAGGGGTTAGGCTATAGCAAATCAGAGTGTTCTGGTTTGGATGTAGTTTTTGGCTATGCAAAATCGTATCCTTGGGTAGTACCAGTGGTTATGATGATCGTTTTTGCCTCTATCCTTGTTATTATAAAATATTTTGAAAAGAAACGTAAGCAAGAGGTAAAGGAAGATGCAACAGTTGTCAAAGTTGCAGTGTTACCTGTGCAGGGAAATTCTAAACACGTCCCATTGATTATGGACGATGATCGAAATATTGTTATATCTAGTCGTGAATTTGTTGAAACTCCGGAGATAAAGGAGCGGAAGAAATCTCATAAGAAGCTTGTTGGTAAGAGAAACAAGTGGATTGACTATGATAAGGATGAAAAGTCCATTCAAGAGATTGACCGTGAGGTTCATGACGAAGAAATGGCTGCGGTTCAAGACCGTCAAGATCGTGCTCTTCAGGCCGAAAGGGATGAAGCGGAGCATGATCGCCTAGGGCCGCACAATGATAATGATTTGGGTGCAGCTCCAACTAAGTTAAGTGGGTTTGGTAAACACAGTGGGAAGACACGTGCGCCAAAACCAACTATTGTTTTTGAGAAAAAGGCAAAGTTAAAGCAGTTTAAGGCTGCTTGCACTAATTTATTTGCTGTTTTGGAGGAGGAGGAGGATGTCGTAATTGGTAGTGCTGGACATGCACATAGTACGCAATGTGAGATTGCTGCTATCAATCAGGTGCCTTTGAGTAAGGTTAAACCTGTTACTATTTTAAAACGACCGCCACAGGTGGTTAGCCAAGCTAAGCCAGTGGTGAAAAAGACTCTTGCTCAGGTGGTAGCAACGATTGAGGAGAAGATCAATGCGATGCAGAAACAAGGTGTTGCTCAGGTTAAGTTTTGTAGCAACAATAAGTGTAACGGAAAGTGTTCGTTATTGCATAAACCTAGAACAAGGCAGGTGGCAAAAGCAGTAAGTAAGGTGAAAAATTTACATAATAACGATGGTGGTGCTAAAAAGTATCAGGCCATTGTCAATGAATCGTTTTCTCAGGGAAAGTGTGTAGACTTTCAGTATGGGAGGTGTAAACGAGAAAAATGTAAGTATGCTCATGATAAAATTGAGATAAAGGAGGCCATAATAAATGGCCCTCAATTTTCGGGTTTAGCAGGAATTGCTAAATGTATTGGATGGGCAACCTCAGAAAGTGATGATAAGATACATGAAATGAATTGTTCCAAGATGTGGAATGGTGTTAGTGTGTCGGATCATATTTTTGAAGAGGATTCACAGAAAACTGTTACTTTCGAATTTCCTGGGGGAATTAGTGAAACTCGGGAACGAAAGGATGGACGTAAAATTGGTAACGATTGGTTATATTTTCCTAACAAAGGAACTACTTTGAGTTTAGTTCCGGCAGCGAAGTCTGCTGAGTGTGTTAGTGGTGATAAATGTGGCTTATTGGCGTGGAATAGTAGAGAGGATATGTTGAAAGGTAATTATCATTTTGATGCCGATGTTGTGCAGAGAAAAATGGTTGAACCTGGAAAGGAGAAAGCATATAGTGGATATAGTTCAATTAAAGGTAATTGTACTGCTCTCGTTATAAATACTGCAGGAAAGTTTGTTGGTATTCATAACTTCACGTCGGGTGATGAAAATGGTTTCATTCCCGTTACGAAACACATTGTCGGGGTAGCTACCGGCAGTGTGTCGTCTTTTTAAGTGTCCCTCCTCCTTCATTTGAAAAATGGCGGCAATGGTACAGTAAGTACACGCATAAGCCCATTTTTACAAATGAGAGGATGGAAGGGGGGACACTTTATAAAAAATATTTCAGAAATGGTAATGTGGACCATATTGGGTACGTGAATCGGTTTACAAAGATGTCGCAGAAGGAGATTGCGAATAATTCTTTGGCGCGTTTTGCGCGTGAGAACGATTTGGACATACCATCAACTTATCGTATGGTGAAATCGAATATGGAGGCTGGTTTTCAGTCTATATCGAAATATGATAAGCAGCAACCCGTGTTGGACGAGGTTGCTTGGCATTTGGCGGGGGATTGGACTACTAGACATTGGCAACCATATATGTGTGGTGCTCGTGTTCTTGATGCTGATGTGTGTATTCAGCAGATGGATAGGACAACTTCTCCTGGGCAGCCGTGGGTCAATGAACACCACACCAAAAATGAATTTTTGGAGAATGCTAAAATGAAAATGGTTTTACAGGATTTTTGGGATGTTATGGCAGGTAAGAACGTTGATAGGATCGTTCCCCTGTGGGGGTGCAGTCAGAAGGTCGAGATGCGCTCTGTGGTTAAGTTGGCAGAAAACAACCATAGAACCTTCAATCCTGCACCCTTTGAACTTTCATTGGCAACTAATCGTTTGTGCTTAGATATGAACAACCGCTTTTATGATTCCGCAAACAGGACTTGGTCTTTTGTTGGTAGTAGTAAATTTTTGTGTGGTTGGGATCGAATGTATGATCGTTTAAATAAGCATCCCCATGCTTATGAGTTGGATGAAAGCCAATATGATTCATCATTGTTTGCTCGTGCCTTGTATGGACAGCGAGATATTCGTTGGGGATATCTTAGTCCGTTGGATAAAACGGACGAAAACAAAAATCGTATGGATGGTGTTTATGATAGCATTGTTCATAGTGTTATAGTTCTTGAGAATGGAGAGCTGATACAAAAACACACAGGGAACCCAAGTGGGAGTTCTAATACTGTGGTTGATAACACAATGATTTTATTCAGGTTGAAAGCTTATGCGTGGATCCTTTTAATTAAGGCCAGAGGTGAAGATCCTGATTATGATGAATTTGTAGCAAATGTGGAAGCTGCATTATATGGAGATGATAATACGTTTACAGTCAGTGAGGATTTCAATGACATGTATAACGTTAATACTATAGCACCAATTTGGTCAAGTATAGGAGTTATCACGAAGAGTCCATGTAATACGTCTCGTAGGTTGGAAGAAGTCAGTTTTCTTTCCAATGGTTTTTACTATGATAAACGTAATGCAGTTTGGATGCCGGTACCTGAGACGGGAAAAGTCTTATCCTCTTTGATGTGGGGATCGTCAGTGGATGACGTTAGGTGGCATTATTTGCGTGCGTGTGCTCTAAGGATTGACAGTTATGGCAATTTAGAGTTACGAAACTTGTTGAGTCGATATATTTCATTTGTAGATAAACATTATAGTAGCCAAATGGTTGGTGAAATTAATGGCGTGAAGATAGAGCATATCCGAGGAGTCTGGAAATCGGACGGATGGATCCAAACGCTCTATGCAGGTAAAGAGTCAGTGATTTCTTCAAATTGCGATGCTGATTTAAATTCTTTACTTTTAGTTCTCAATAATTAATATTATTAATGAATCGACAAAATAAAAACAAGTCTGG